GTACCATTTGCAGATCTTAAATTGATATAATGTATCCAAGAACGACAAGAACCTGTCATATAAATTCTAGTCGGTGTGCATAGTGGTAATACCATTCTAGCACATTCTTTTGCAACTCCATCATCAATCATTTGATTATATAATGACTGTGCAGATTCAAACAGAGTCTTCATTTGAAGTTCTAACTTCTGTTTTATAAATGGATCAAGATCATCTGTTGAATTCTGACGATTCTTTGTGTCTTGCCTTCTCAACTCTGGCAATTCTATTTTTCCTAGTTCATTACTCTTTGCATATCTCTGACTAAATTCCTGATAAGTAAATGATCTATGTCTTAATATTTGTGCTGCTATAGCACGAGTAGTTTCTATCTCTAATGTCATTGTTGACTGTTCAAAAACAGACCAATGATTATGTTTGATACAATATTTTAATAACCCTGAGTAATTATCGTTCTCTTGGTTTGCAGGGTTAGAAACTCTGGCAATATATGCCATAGTTTTTTCAGCATCTGGTGTGATACTTACAAGTTTTGCTGTCATTTAGTCATCCATTCTAATACTTCAGCAGGTAGTTTGCCTACCCTAGGGTCAGAGTCCTTGACTGTGTGAGGATCCATTTCTCCTTTTGGTAGGTAAGGTAACTCACGCAATGCCCTAACACTGGGATCAGTTGTAACATTTGTGGGCAATCGTCCAAGAGCGACATTATCATAGTTAAGTTGATGTCTGTCAAATGTAGCAAGTTCATACTCCTCCGTCATAGATAAACAATTTGTAGGACAATACTCAACGCAATTACCGCAGAATATACATGCCCCAAAATCAATTGAATAGTTTCTTAGTTCTTTTTTCTTTGTTTGTTTGTTCATTACCCAATCTACTACTGGCAGATTGATTGGGCATACTCTAACACATACTTCACATGCAATGCATTTATCAAATTCATAATGTATGCGACCACGATACCTTTCAGATGGTATGAGTTTTTCGTAGGGATACTGAACAGTTACAGGTCTGCGACCCATGTGGTCAAGGGTAACAGATAATCCTTGTAGCATATATTTAGCAGAATCTTTTATCTCTGCCAGATATTTAAGTATTCCCTTGATCATCCTCATCCATTAGAACAGTGTGGGCAGTACCATAACCATCATAGTCATCACTATCATAATACCCTCCTTTCGTCCCAAAGTAAAGTGTAAATGTTACAAAGGGAATTGATAAAAGTAACAAAATTGTTTCTAACATCAGGTGTAAAATGTTTGATTAAGAATTAAAGTTTGCTGTGGAGGTTTAGTTGGTTTAGTAACAAGACATTTTTCATCCATTTGTGTCTGAAACTCATCTGTTATCGTAGCAAAAAACTGTGGCATAGATTTAAAATCACCTTTATATCGTAATTCTAAATCTAAAATTGGTACTCCAGACCTAGAAAGTTTATAGAATACCTTTGCAGCATTTGCTTTTAATTTTTTTTCTTTATCCAACTCGATTTTATATGGTTTTTTATTACCTGCCAAGTTTGCAAGACCACATAATACAGTATGTAGGGGAATGAACTTTGCAGGTTTCAAAACTAATGTATCTTTAGTAGGATCTGTTCTATGTGGACTATAAGTTGCAAACCCAGTGACCAAAGCAAACTCAAAATTAAAATCTGCTATGTTTTTTGCCTCTAGTTTACTACCTAATCTAACTTTGAGAACCATATCAATCAACTTATTAGCAAAATATTCAGCATTATCATTGATAATATCTGTAAAATTAGTAAATAAATCGTTATCAAGTGTTGCTAGATCTTTGTTAATAAAATCTTTTAAACCTAATCTTCCTTTTGGTTTATCATAGACTGTCATCTGTTCTACTGTACCAGGCACATCAGTTAACTCAATAGGATCATCTTTTTCGTTGAAACCTTTTAAGTTAATCAGGGCAACTTTGTCTTTACCATTTGGTTTTAGTAGTTTGTAGTTCCATATCTCTTCATTTTTTAACTGTTCTAGACCTCTTACATTTATTATACCCTCTTTTTGTGCCTTTCTTACCATATCTGCAAAGTAATTTTGCCTTACTTTGTTTAAATCTTCTAATGCTTTTCTATTTTTTTGATCTGTTCCCTCTAAAAAAGTGCTGAATGCTTTGTTTATAATAGTAGGATCAGGAGAATTTGGTTTTGGTTTTTTCTTTAATGAAATACCAAAGAATTTTTTCTGACCAACCTGTACAACCAAATCAGATGAGTTATAATCAAAATTTTCTCCCTTTTCTTTCAATCTAAACTTTGATACCTCCTGTGGCCATGTAGCACCTGTCATATAAACAGCAGTTACAGTATCTACTTTAGTATCCATCTTGTCTAAGAACTTTTTAACACCCTTAGCACCCGAAAATCCTGCTACTATATTAGCAACTAAGTCAGTTCTTTTCTTCTTATCTTTTACTTTTCCTGCATCTTGAATCATTTTTGTGAATTTAGGATCAAGTGCCTTAATTTTTTTAGATAAAGCAAGTCCCTCTACAGCAGACCACTGCAATAGTGCCTCACCTGAGACATCTTTGCAAAGTGCATCTATTAATGAGTTTTTTATAAGTAATCCAAGAGCACAAAAGACCTCAGAAGGTTCTAATGAGGTCTTTTTTGTGGTGCTTGTATCTGCCATACACTTATTTAGAGATCATCTATGCGTCTATTCTCTGAAAAGTAAGCATTGAAGTGTCCTTCTGGATATCTTTTGGCAAGTTTTGATATATTTCTACCAATAACTTCATCAAGAGATAAGTCTAAAGCAATAGTTGCTTGAGCAACATACCATAAAACATCACCCAATTCAATTAACAAATGTTCTTTCTCTGCAGGAGTAAATTCTTTTCCTTGGAATGCAATTTTCTTGACAATCTCAAGGAACTCACCACCTTCAGCGTTGATACCTATGGCAGCAGTCAAAAGTCTTTCAATTTTACATCCTTTTGATTCTAAATCCTTGATGCGATTTATAAATGCACCCGTATTTTTAGATTCATTACTGGTTACTGCATCTGTAAACTGTAAATACTCTGTCCATTTTGGATTTGGAACTGTCTGTGTTGTTTTATCTGGAGTAACAACTACATTTGCATCTCCTACACCAAGTTGTGCACCTGTTGGATCATCAGGATTATCAGACCAACCTTCTGTACCAGAATCGCCAGGTTCTAGATCCCAAAACTCTTTTAATTTTTTGGGTCTGTTTAGTTTTGGTGTTGGTTTTTGTGGTGTTGTGAAATCGTTATTAGAAATAGCGTCTGAATAAGTAGGCATAATGTTATACTGGTACGATAGTTTTTTGTGGATGATAGTCGTGTATCTTATCTAAATGGAAAAACTCCCAAGCATATGATATGTTATCAATGTCTTTTTGATGGAAGTCTAAGTTAGATGGCGATGTATTTAGAAATGAACTAATGGTCACTCTATCACTATCATCAAACCAAGAGTCTTTCATAATAGGGTTATGAAAAAAATGACTTGGATATACTACGATGGTATTATAGCACATAGTTATAATATCTTCAAGCACCCAAGGACCGTAATCTTCTATCTGAAACCATGATGCGTTATCAGTTAGTGCATTAGATCCCATTTTAAAATAAAAATCTCTAAAAACTGCTTTATCATTATGACTAAAATCTAAAGTTGATTTCAATTGATTGAATGACCAGAACCCAGTTTGTACAGGATGTTCTGATTTTGTTATATTAATATTTGCTGCTATATGAACATCATGAATAAGTGGTACATTGTTATCAATATCTACATGAGGAAAGGCAGATTGTATTTGAGTCAATTTCATATTAGTATTGAAACAATTACCAAAGGTACAATCAGTAATAAAATCAGTCAGACCAAACAAAGGTGCTAAGGATTTTTTTATTGGTGTAGTAAACCACTCAAGAACTTCTGATTGTATATGAAAACTTTTACCTGGTCTAATATTGTTTGTAGAAAAATTATCATACCAGTATCCATTATCAAAAAAATCTTTAATGCTATCAGGAAATTTCCAATAATCTTGTGCAACTAATACAGGAATGTCTTGTTTACTTCCTAGTAATTTAAACTCCCATTTTAAATTGTTGACGACTGAGATTTCCTGCCAAGTATCAGTAACTGTTTTCACCATAATTAAAATTGTAATTTAGCAAATTTATTTTTCATTTGTTTTGCATCTTCTTTTATAGTTTCTTGTTCTTGTCCATTATCTATTAGTTCTCCACCTATGTTTTGTTCGCAGTCAAACAATCTCATCTTTGCCCTATCAATTCCTAGAACAAATCTTTTGTTAATAGTAGGATCATTATATCTATTCTTCAATTGTTTAACCATTATCTGATTCAATCCCTCTAATTCGTCAGTGCTGATAAGAGCGAACATGAGATCAGCAGTGGCAGGTAGACCAAAGGATTCTGAAGTATCAGTAAGGTCGATATCACTATTACCATAACCAGACCTAGTAGTTTGAGTAGCGGAAACAATCGGGACATTGTATTCAACTGCAAGTCCACGAAGGTCTTCTGCGATTGCTTTGATGTATGAATAGGAGTTAACATTTCCTAGTTTAGAGTAGCGACTTGACGCACATATATTTAAGTAATCTATGAATATAATGTCAGGTTTAAAAGATTTTTTAAGTGTTAACTCATTTAATAAAGTTTTAAAATGTCCTGTATGTGCTGATGCAGTAGGATATTCTTTTATAATCAATTGACCTTGTGTTTTCTCTGCTAGTTTTGTCACCTTGTTTTCAAAGATAACACGAGGTAAATCAGTAAGATCTCTTATGTTTACATCTAATAAATTTGCATCAATACGCTCTGCTATTTTTTCCTCTGCCATTTCCAGAGTGATGTATAAAACATTTTTTCCTTGGAGGAGGACAGAAGAGGCAAAGTGACACATAAACAAAGACTTTCCTACACCTGTACCTGCTAGAGCAATGTTAAGAGTTTTATTAGGAACTCCACCTTTTGTAATCTTATCAAAGAACTCTAGATCAAAAGGAATCTTTTCTTCTTTCTTATGATATGATTCGTATCTTGCTTCATAATCTTCAAGGTAATCATGTCCTACATGGTTATCAAAAGATACTGCTAAAGCATCTGATAATATATGTGGTATCTCACCTCTTCCTTTATTGGCATCTTGTCCATCTGCTATTTTTATAGAGGACATCAATGCTAAGTATATTGCTCTATCACGACACCATTTTTCTGTTGCATCTACTAACCAATTAGTGTCAGATGATTTAGATAATGTTTGATTTATATCTTTTATATCTTTATATTCTTGTTCTGTAATGTCTTCTCTATTCTGTATCTCTATATCTAATATCTCTTGTGTTGGACACTTATTATACTTTGCGATAAAATCTATTATCTCTTGACACAAAATCATTTCTGATCTTAGTTCAAAATAATCTAATTTTATAAAAGGAATTACCTTCCTAGCATACT